TGGGGAAGAAATGAACTTAATAAAACTACAAGATGAATTAGCAGAAGATGAAGGCATAAAGTTTGAAATATATAGATGTTCACTTGGGCATTTAACAGGAGGTATAGGACACCTTATTACTGAATGGGATGAAGAGTTCTATGATAAACCTGTAGGAACTAAAATACCACATGACCAAGTAAATGATTGGTTTGAGAGAGACATTAAAACAACTATAAAGGATTGTAACTTACTGTTCTCTCAATTTGATAATCTACCTGAAGAGATACAACATGTATTAGCCAATATGTGTTTTCAATTAGGTAGACCGAGACTGTCTAAATTTAAGAACATGATTGCTGCCGTAGAAGATTTAGATTGGGAAAGAATGGCAGACGAGATGGAAGACAGTAATTGGTACAAACAAACTCCTAACAGAGCCGATAGATTAATTACTCGTGTTGATAGGCAGTTTGCTAGAGAAAGTATTGCATAATGGGTAGAGAACTAACTGAAAGACAACAAAAGTTTCTAGCTGTTTTATTTGATGAAGCAGGTGGAGATGTAGTACAAGCTAAAAAACTAGCAGGATATTCAGATAACTCTAATACATCTGAAGTAGTAAAGTCTATGAAAGATGAAATCATGGAAGCTACTCAACTGTATATGAGTAGAAACGCACCTAAAGCTGCAATGGCTATGGTGGGTGGTTTGTATGACCCTACTGAGTTAGGTATTAGAGATAAGATGTCTGCAGCGAAAGAACTGTTAGATAGAACAGGCTTAGTGAAAACTGAGAAGATGCAAGTAGAAGCAACAGGAGGTGTTGTATTAATGCCACCTAAACAGGTAACACAGGAAGAAGATGACAGCTAGGTCTATAGGTAGTTGGAAGTTACCACAACCAACAGACTTAAAGGAAGAAACAGAGTGGATACAAATACCACGTATAGCAAGAACTGTTCCTTTTGGTTATAAGTTAAATGAAAATGATTCATACTTATTAGACCCTATACCAAATGAGCTAGATAAACTAGAGATGGCTCGTAAATATGTAAATCAATATTCTTACCGTGAAGTAGCTAATTGGTTAAGTAAACAAACAGATAGATACATCTCACACGTAGGTTTAAGAAAAAGATTGGATAATGAGCAACATCGTAAAAACAAAGCTAGAAGCTTACGCAAGTGGGCAGAGTATGCAGAAAAGGCAATCACCAAAGCGAAAGAAATCGAAGAAGCAAGAACAGGTGCAAGCCAACAAAAAGAAGCAACAGGTAGTAAAGCCTAGCATACAAGTTACAGAAAAGATTGAGTCATTAGAAGAAGCACATAATGTAATCTTTAAACCTAATGAAGGTCCTCAAACAGACTTTCTTGCAGCAGGTGAACGAGAAGTTTTATATGGTGGTTCAGCAGGTGGTGGTAAATCATATGCTATGTTAGCAGACCCACTACGTTATATGGGTCATCCATCATTTAGTGGATTGTTATTACGACACACGACAGAAGAATTAAGAGAACTTATATTTAAATCTCAAGAGATATATCCTAAAGTATATCCGGGGATTAAATGGTCAGAAAGAAAGATGCAATGGGTTGCACCATCCGGTGCAAGGTTATGGATGTCTTACCTAGATAGAGATGATGATGTACTTCGTTATCAAGGTTTGGCATTTAGTTGGATAGGGTTTGACGAATTAACACAATGGTCTACTCCGTATGCTTGGAATTACATGAGGTCACGACTTCGTTCTACTGCACCTGATTTGCCTATCTATATGAGGGCAACTACTAACCCGGGTGGAAGAGGTCATCACTGGGTAAAGAAAATGTTTATTGACCCATCACCTTATGGAAGACCCTACGATGCAACCGACATTGAAACAGGAGAAGCACTCAAGTATCCGGCAGGACATGCTAAGGCTGGAAAACCATTATTTAAAAGGAGATTTATCCCTGCACGATTATCAGACAATCCTTATCTTGCAGAGCAAGGGGATTACGAAGCCATGCTCTTATCATTACCTGAACAACAACGAAGGCAATTATTGGATGGCGATTGGGATATTAAGGAAGGTGCTGCTTTTACTGAGTTTGATAGGAGCATCCATACTGTTGAGCCTTTTCGTATACCTAGTAATTGGGTTAAGTTTAGAGCTTGCGATTACGGTTACGGTAGTAAGTCTGGTGTTGTTTGGTTTGCTGTATCGCCATCTGAACAACTTATTGTCTACAGAGAACTTTACGTTAGCAAAGTCCTTGCCACAGATTTGGCAGATATGATATTAGAAGCAGAGTCAGGTGATGGAAATATTAAGTACGGTGTGTTGGATAGTAGCCTTTGGCATAAACGTGGTGATACTGGTCCATCTCTTGCAGAACAGATGATTATGAGAGGGTGTCGTTGGAGACCTTCAGATAGAAGTAAAGGTAGTCGTGTATCAGGAAAGAATGAAATACATAGAAGATTACAGGTAGATGAGTTTACAGAAGAACCTAGATTAGTATTTTTTAATACTTGTACTAATATAACAGCACAGTTACCTGCATTACCTATTGATAAAAAGAACCCTGAAGATATTGACACACATTCAGAAGACCACTTGTACGATGCTTTACGATATGGTATAATGTCACGACCAAGATTTAGTATATTTGATTATGACCCTATGGGTGGTCCTAAGAGAAGTATGCCAATAGCAGACACTACATTTGGATATTAAAGGAAAACAATATGGCTGAAGAAGAAATTATAATGGAAGACAAGGCAATAGCATTAGAAGATACTGAAGAAAGTACAGTTGATGATATTCAAGTAAGTAGTATGGTTGACTTTGTATCTGAAAAATATCAAAGGTCAGAAGATTATAGAAGCAATGATGAAGAAAGATGGCTAAGAGCTTATAGAAACTATAGAGGTTTATATGGTTCTGACGTACAATTTACAGAAGCTGAAAAGTCACGTGTGTTTATTAAAGTTACCAAAACAAAAACACTTGCTGCTTATGGTCAAATAGCTGACGTTTTATTTGCAGGTGGTAAATTTCCTATAAGTATAGAACCTACTGAATTACCTGATGGTGTAGTAGGTGATGTTAGCTTTGACCCTAAAGAACCTGAACAGCTTAGAGACAACCCTGCCCTAGGCAGCCCATATGGCTTTACTGGTGATGGTAAAGAGTTACCAGCAGGTGCTACTGCCCAAACACTAGAAGACAAGCTAGGACCTCTCACAGAGAAGCTACAAGACATAGATAATTTAAGAGAAGGTGTAGGACAGACTCCTTCATCAGTTACATTTAGTCCTGCTATGGTAGCTGCAAAACAAATGCAGAAGAAAATACATGACCAACTAGAAGAGTCTAGTGCATCTAAACATCTAAGAAGCACAGCATTTGAGATGGCATTGTTTGGTACAGGTGTAATGAAAGGACCTTTTGCCGCAGATAAAGAGTATCCTAATTGGGATGACGAAGGTGAATATAATCCTATCTTTAAAACTGTACCTCAATTAAATCACGTATCTGTATGGAACTTCTTTCCTGACCCTGATGCTGCCAATATGGATGAAGCACAGTATGTAATTGAAAGACACAAGATGTCAAGAACACAGTTACGTGGATTAAAGAAGAGACCTTTCTTTAGAGGTGCTGTTATAGATGAAGCTATTGCAGCAGGTGAAAACTATGTAAGAAAATATTGGGAAGATGATTTATCTGACTACTCTCCTGATAGTGGTATAGATAGATTTGAAGTACTAGAATATTGGGGTATGTGTGATACCGAGTTATTAATTGACAATGAGATTGATATACCTAAAGAATTAAAGGAATATGATGAGCTTCAAGCAAACATATGGATTTGTAATGGTAAATTGCTACGTATGGTACTTAACCCATTTAAACCAGCAAAGATACCTTATATGGCTGCACCATATGAATTAAACCCTTATTCATTTTTTGGTGTAGGTATAGCAGAGAACATGGATGATACACAAACACTTATGAATGGCTTTATGAGAATGTCTGTAGATAATGCAGTGTTATCAGGCAACTTACTTATAGAGGTAGATGAAACTAACTTAGTTCCGGGGCAGGACTTATCTGTATATCCGGGTAAAGTGTTTAGAAGACAAGGTGGTGCTCCGGGTCAAGCTATCTTTGGTACGAAGTTTCCAAATGTTTCACAGGAAAACTTACAGTTATTTGATAAGGCTAGACAGCTTGCAGATGAAAGCACAGGCTTGCCTTCATTCTCTCATGGACAAACAGGAGTATCAGGAGTAGGTAGAACTGCATCAGGTATATCTATGTTAATGAATGCCGCAAGTGGCAGTATTAAAACAGTTATTAAGAACGTAGATGATTATTTACTTAAACCTTTAGGTGAAGGTTTCTTTAGATTTAATATGCAGTTTGATTTTGATAAGAGTATCAAAGGAGACTTAGAAGTAAAAGCTCGTGGAACTGAAAGCTTGATGGCTAATGAAGTAAGGTCACAAAGACTAATGCAGTTCTTACAAGTTGCAAGTAGCCAACCTCTTGCACCTTTTGCTAAGTTTCAGTATATCATTAGAGAGATTGCAACCTCAATGGGTCTTGACCCTGATAAGGTTACAAATAATATGGATGAAGCAGCATTGCAAGCTGAGATTATGAAAGGTATGCAAGCTGAACAACCACAAGGACAACAACCCCCAGCAGGAGCTAACCCATTAGACCCTACAGGAGCAGGTGGTGGTACAATAGGTACAGGAATAGCACCAACTCCGGGAGAACAAGGATTTACAGGAACACCTCAAAATGGACAACAGCAACAACAACCACAACCAAGTAATCAGCCAACTGAAGCCGTTGGTGAACAACCTCAAGCTCCTGAACAGCTTCAATGATTATATAGATATACTAGTTACGAAGCAACACAAGATACTAGAGCAGACTGATAATGTAGTTATGCTTCACCGAGCACAAGGAGCAATAGCTACGCTTAACAGATTAAAGTTATTAAGGGATGAAATAAATGGCAAATAAGACAAAGGACAAAGATATACAAAAAGATGAGCAATCTAAAGTTGGAGTCAAAGATTCTGACTTAACTCAACTTTCTAGAAATGACCTTATGACTGAACTATATCGTAGGGGTCGTACACCTGAAGATGTAATGACAGGGAGAAATCTTACAGGTCCTGAGATTGAAGCAGTAGCTACTTTAAATGAACTTAATAAAGGTGGTATGCCTAAACAAATGGAAATGTTTGATAACGGTGGTCTCAAAGATGAAGGTGGTATGATTGATGAAGTATCAGGCAATGATGTACCTACAGGTTCTACACGAGAAGAAGTAAGAGATGACATACCTGCACAGTTAAGTGAAGGTGAATTTGTCTTACCTGCTGATGTAGTTCGCTTTCATGGTTTAGAAAAGATAATGGAATTACGTGATGAAGCTAAGGCAGGTCTAGCTAAAATGGAAGCTATGGGTCAGATGGGTAATAGTGAAGAAGCTACACTTCCTGATGAAATTCCTTTTAGTTTAGAAGACTTAGACATGGAAGATGAAGACCAACCACAAGAAATGGCTGAAGGTGGCTACGTAATGGTAGCAGGTAAGCCTATGCCTATATCTATGATAGGTGGGCAGTTACCCCCAATAACAACAAAACCAATGACTGAAACTAAAAATATGGCAGTAGGTGGTTTTACTAATCCTACAGGTACATATCAAGTTCCTACTAATATTGCTACACAACCTTCTTACTTTCAAAACTATCAACAATCAACTGCACCCTTTCAACCTTTTGTTCCTAGTGGAGAGACACAAGTTCAACCTGTTGCAGGATTACAGCAACAACAGACCTTTCCATCTTTTTCCACATTAATGCCTACAGTGGGTGGTAAGAGAGAGACAATAGAATATAGAAATGATGCAGGACAAAAATTATTTATACCATTTGTAGATGGTAAGCCTATATATCCTATACCTGAAGGCTACACTAAATATACAGCAGAAACAGAAATTACTCCTGAAAAACAACCTACCATACAAAGCACTAGTGTAAGGCAAGACCAACAAGATGGTGGAGATGATAATGTATTGTCAGGTACAAGTCAGGTTAGAGGATTAGATAACTCTATTGTAAGCACTGACTTTGTGAATCAAACGCCAGATAAAGTAGCACAGAATCTAGGAAATATGAATTCTATAGATAGAGCTAATGCTGTTCAAAGTGCACTGCAAACTTCATATGGCTATACTGGATTATCTAAAGGTATGCAACAACTAGGTGCTGCAGTAGTTCCGGGTGTATTAGCAGGTAAAATGTATGGACAAAAAACTCTAAATCCTATGGATGTATTAGGTCAGATAGGTCAACCTGACATGGCAGCTAGAGATGCTATAACAGGTGCTTTTGGATATAATCCAGCAAGTTATGATATGGATGACCCTATGGATGCAAATTTAGCAGGAATAGACCAACAAAATGCTATTAACACTGCCATGTTTGGTGGAAAAGTTACAGGAACAGAAGACAAATCTCGTGGTGGTATTGCTGGTATTACTATAGGAGATATTCAAAGAGAGTATGGTATAGCACCAAGCTATACAAGTCGTGGTAATAAGGATGTGCAAATAGAAATTGGAACAAATCCGGGTCAAATGATGAATGGTGTATTTTATGATGCAGGTGGCAGAGGTAATAGTCTTGAAGCACATTATTCTGGTCCTACTGCCGCATTAGGATATATGAGTATGGCACATTCATTAGGTTACTATGGCAGTCCGGGAATGGCTAGAGAACAAGCCAAGCAAGGAAATAAATTGGCACAGACTGTTGTTAATGCTATGCGAGATAAAGATGCGTTTCAAGCAATGGAAGATGATGATAGGACTGATGATGAAGTATCTAAAGATTTAGGGGATGTCGTATCAGTAGATGACAAAGAGGCTGCAGACAAAGGAAAAAGTATAGGCTTAGATGCATTTGGTCCTACAAATAATGATGATGGTACAGGTGTAGATAATACAGACGGTGGTTATGGTGGAGCTGATAATACTACTGATTATGGTGGAACATATAAAGGCTCGTTAATAACTAAACGTAAAGCATCAGGTAAAATAAAGAAAAAGTATATGAAGCGAGGTGGATTAGCTTCACGTCAATAATCTACAATTAATTCATTGACTTAATCAATAAGTCGTGATATAATGGCTACTTATCCCCCAACAATAATAAATGGCTACGATAACCCCAAAGGAGAAAACTAATGGCTGAAGAAGCTACTAAAGAAATGGTGCAAGATGCTACACCTAAAAAAGCAATGTTTATGAATAGACCATATTCTCAAGAAGAAAGAGTAAAGCGAGATGAAGAAGAACTTGCAAGGCTCGTTGAGGAGCAAAAAGGTACAGGTGAGACTAGCGAAGAGGAAACTCCGAGTGAAGAAGAACCGACTACTGCTGAAGAGAAAACTTTTAAGAAACGATATGGTGATTTAAGAAGGCACACGCAAGAAAAAGAAAAGCAATTCCAAAAACAACTCGATGAGTTAAAAGGACAACTAGAGAGTGCTACTAAAAAAGAAATGAAACTACCTAAGTCTGATGCTGATATAGAAGCATGGGCAAAAGATTATCCTGATGTAGCTAAAATTGTTGAGACTATTGCTATGAAGAAAGCAAGAGAACAGTCAGCAGACTTGGAAAGTAGACTACAAAAAATTGATGAGATGTCTGCTGAAGCACAGAAAGAAAAAGCTGAAGCAGAACTAATGAGGATGCATCCTGACTTTGGTGATATTAGAGACAGTGATGACTTCCATGAATGGGCAGATGAACAACCTAAATGGGTACAGGAAGCACTATATGAGAACGACAATGATGCAAGGTCAGCTGCAAGAGCCATTGACCTCTACAAAGCAGACAAAGGACTTGGTAAGAAGACTGCAACAAAGAGTGATAAGGGTGCTGCTATGGAAGTTGGAGCAAAAGCTACACGCACTAAAGTTGATGCAACAGATTCTGGTAAAAAAATACTTGAGTCACAGGTTCAGAAAATGTCCTCTGCACAGTATGAGAAACAGGCTGATGCAATAATGGAAGCAATCAGGTCAGGTAACTTTGTGTACGATGTATCTGGTTCAGCTAGATAAATTAAAAATAAAGTTGACAACAAAGAATTTATGTATATAACTATACATAACTAAAGGTATAACATAACCCCATGTTTGGATACTTATGTTATACTACTACCCTAACTTTAGAGATTACCCAATTATGTGAGCCTACACAGGAATCGCTATCCTACGTACAACCTCAACGCATGAATGGTCCTTATAAAGTAAATGACTAAAACTATATAGTACACATTCCGTGTACATTTGATAAATGTTTAAGGAGATTAAAATGGCATTTTCAGCAGCAGCTGGTTATGGTAATCTACCTAACGGTAATTTTAGTCCTATTATTTACAGCAAACAGGTGCAACTTGCGTTCCGTAAGTCATCTATCGTTGATGCAATCACTAATAATGATTACTTCGGTGAGATTGCTAATATGGGCGATTCCGTTAAGGTTATCAAAGAACCAGAAATAACAGTTAAGGCATATGAGAGAGGAACTACTATTACTCCTCAAGACCTTGATGACGAAGAATTTTCACTTAATATTGACAAAGCTAATTACTTTGCTTTTAAAGTGGATGATATTGAGGAAGCTCATTCACACGTTAACTTTCAACAGTTAGCATCTGATAGAGCAGCCTATAGACTAGCCGACCAATTTGACCAAGATGTACTTGGTTATATGTCAGGTTACAAGCAATCATCTATACATGGTGCTCCAGATACAGCTAATACAACTACTAATGGTAGTGTAGCTGTTTCAACAGCCGGTTCTGACGAACTCTTATCTTCAATGAAAATTGATGCTGAAGACTTCGGTGGTTCTGCTGGAGATGCTGTAGCTATCTTACCAAGAACAGGTGGAGCTACTACTGCTGCTCCTGCTAATGGAGATAGAAACCCATTGACAGTGATTGCTAGAATGTCAAGACTACTAGACCAACAGAATGTTGATACTAACGGAAGATGGTTAGTGTTAGACCCTGTATTTATTGAAGTACTAAAGGATGAGGACACAAGATTGTTTGATGCAGACTTTGGTGGTTCAGGACTACAGAATGGTTTAGTTCTTAACAACCTACATGGTTTCAAAGTTTATCAGTCAAACAATTTACCTGCAGTAGGAACAGGACCATCTAATACAGGTGCAAACAGTTCTTCTAACTATGGTGTAATTGTTGCTGGTCATTCTTCATCAGTAGCTACTGCCGAGCAAATCAACAAGACAGAGACTTATAGAGACCCTGATTCTTTTGCTGATATTGTTCGTGGTATGCATTTGTACGGTAGAAAGATACTTCGCCCTGAAGCAATCACTACTTGTATATATCACTTAGCGTAGGGAGAATAGATTATGGCGAATATTACTGCTGTTCTTAAAGCCGCTTCTGGCAACTCCCAGAGAGGTCGTAATGTATATTACATGGATAATGTTATTGACTTAACTGCTAATAGCATTAGTCCAAACGGTGATACCATTCAAGCTATCACAGTTCCAGCTAATACTCTTGTTGTAGCTGCAGGTCTTCAAGTTGTAGAAAGTGCAACTCAGAATACTGGCACAGACGCAACAGCATCACTTGGTTTTACAGGTGGTGACGTTGATGAGTTTGTTGCAACTTTTGATATTGATGGTGCTGCCGATGGTGCTTATGCTCCTCAGATTGCAATCACAGGTTTGACTGCTTCTACTTCTGCTGACACTATTGATGTGTTATTAGCAGGTAGTGGTGCATCATTCAGTGCCGGTAAAATCCGTGTATATGCAATGTTTATGGATATTAGCGACCAAGGTGACATGTCAGCTAACGAAGTTGACAGAGACACCTTAGCTTAACTTAATGTAAGTGAAGGGCAGCTTCAGGGTTGCCCTTTACATCATTTGATATTATAGGAGATTAATATATGGCTATCACAACCGCAATGTGTAATAGTTTTAAGACAGAACTACTAGGTGGTCTTCACGATTTAGATACAGACTCACTTAAAATTGCTCTTATTAAAGCATCGCCTACAGGTACATATAATGCTAGTACAACTAATTACTCTAACGTAACAGGCAATTCAGATGAAGCATCGGGTACTAATTATAGTGCTGGTGGTCAGGTGCTTGATGGTGCAGCTATTTCACTTTCAGGTTCTACTGCCATTGTTGATTTTACTGACGAAGTTTTTAGTAACGTAACTGTTTCCGCAGATGGATGTATCATTTATAATACAGCAAATTCAAATTCTGCAATTGCTGTTATTGATTTTGGTGGTACTGTTTCCGCTACTGCTGGTGACTTAACAATTGAATTTCCTGCCGCTGACGCATCAAACGCTGTAATACGTATAGCGTAAGGAGTAGGCTATGGCAATCATAGCACAGTCTGCACGATATGGGTCAGGTTTATATGGAACATCTGAATATGGTGTAGTCAATCTTACCGCTAGTATTAGTGGTGTTTCTGCTACAGGTACTATTGCTAGTGTTGTAGCAGGTGGTTTTGAAATAGATGTTACAGAACGTATCTCTACAGGTGTTAGTGCTACAGGCTCAGTAGGAACTTTAAATGTATTTATTAAAGTTTCTGTTGTAGGTGTTTCAGCTACAGGTACAATTAATACTGTAAAAGAGAATATCAATACTCCAATAACAGGAGTTAGTGCTACAGGTGCTGTAAACACAGTAGAAGAAAAACCGACTGAAGCACTAGATAGTGTAAGTGCTACAGGTTCTGTTAACAATGTAACTGTTAACATTATAGAAAAACTAGGAAGTGTATCTGCAACAGGTACAATAGGTGCTCTTACATTAACAGGTACAGCAAACGTAACACTTATAGGTGTTGAAGCTGTTGGTTTTGTAAACACAGTAGAAGACAAACCCACTGAAGTTTTAGATAGCGTTAGTGCTACAGGTTTTGTTAATGATAACTTTACCTTTTCAAATACACATTCATTAACAGGTGTATCAGCTACAAGTACTGTTAATACTGTTGCAGCAACAGGTGTAATATTTGACTTTGAAGCAGTTAAAGCTCTCTACGACAGAAAGAGAACAGTTTTAATAGAGAAGCAAGCACCTAGAATAGTATATGTTAAGGCAGAGCTACCACGTATAGTCTATGTAGATAGACAATCTACTGTAGCAGAACGAAGAGCAGCAGCATAAGGAATAGAATGAATGTCATTTAGATGGCCCGTTAAAGACCCTGATGAACAACTAGACTACAGCATAGATTGGTCTCGCTTTTTAGACACAGCTACTATTTCTACTGTAACATGGTTTGTGCAAACATCAGAGATTGGAAAGACACAGATAGATGCAGGTGAGACTTTAACTGTAGCTTCAAGTAATGCAGTTACAGATAGTATACAGAATGTAGCACAAACAAATACAAATACAGTAGCTACAATTAATTTAGGCGGTGGTGTTTTAAATAGAGAGTACTCATTTATTTGTCGGATTATTGACAGCACTGGAAGTCAAGCTGAACGTACTGTTAAAATAGCTATAAGGCAGAAATAATGGCATATAATTATTTAGAATTAGTGAATCAAGTAAACCGTAGACTTAATGAAGTAGAACTTACATCAAGCAACTTTTCTACTGCTGTAGGTTTTTATGCCCAAGCAAAGGATGCTATCAATGCATCTCTTCGTGATATCAACCAACATGAATTTAATTGGCCCTTTAATCATGTAGAACAAGAAGATGTTTTATCTGCTAATGTAACAAGATATGCTTTTCCACATGATGCTAAACTAGTAGACTTTGATAGCTTTCGTATAAAAGAAGATAGCTCATTAGGAAATGCAACAACAAGATTAGGTATACTTGCCTATGAAGAATATCTTGATAAGTATGTAGACCAAGAATATAATACCAATGGTAGAAGTGGTGTGCCACAAATGGTAGCACATGGACCTGCTCTTGAGTATTTACTTACACCTGAACCTGATAAAGCCTATACAGTTGTATATGAATATTATCGTGTTCCTGTAGATTTAGAATTATATGATGATGTTCCTGCTGTTCCTGAAAGATTTAAACATGTTATTGTAGATGGAGCAATGCATTATGCTTATTTATTCCGTGGTAATTCACAAGACGCAATGGTAGCTAAACAGAAGTTTGATGAAGGTATAAAGAATATGCGTATTGTATTAATCAACAGAACATATTACTTACGTTCTACAATGATACCACAGAACACAGGTGGTGGTAGGATGGGATTTTCTAGGTCTGTTATCTAATGGCAGACGCATGGCAAACCCATTCATTTGAATTTAAAGGTGGCTTGATAACAAACCTTTCTCCTTATCAGCAAGGATTTCAAGCACCTGGTTCAGCACGTATACTACGTAACTTTGAGCCTTCTATATTTGGTGGATACAGAAGAGTTGAAGGATACGAGAAGTTTGATACCAATACTGTAACGAATACAGGTGTTATCAGAGGTATAGTGCGATATGACAGCAAAGTGTTTGCTTGTCGTGGAAATGACTTATTCTTCTCTTCAGGTTCAGGATGGACACAAGTAAGTGACAACGTAGCCTATAGTAGTGCAGGTGTTACAATAGGTGGTGGTACAGGCAAAGTAAGATTTCTAAAGTATGACTTTGATGGTACAGAAAAACTTATGCTTGTTGATGGAACAGGCAAACCATTTAGATTTGATGGTACTACTTTTGAACAATTAAGTTCTTTACCTTCTGATGTATCAGGTGCAAGTTTCGTAACAAACTTTAAGAACCACATAGTATTTGGGAATGGAAAAAAGATAATCTTTTCTGCTCCTTACAAAGATAATGACTTGACAATTGCTAATGGTGGTGGTATAATTAATGTAGCTGATGAAATTACAGGTTTAATTGTATTTCGTGAGCAGCTAATAATATTTAGCGAAAGTAGTATAAACGTACTGAATGGTAATAGTGTAGCTGATTTTCAAATGCAACCAGTATCTCGTGATTTAGGTTGTGTTGCTTCAGATACTATACAAGAGATTGGTGGAGATGTTATATTCTTAGGACCTGATGGTCTTCGTCTTTTTTCTGCTACTGATAGAATAGGAGACTTTGGTCTCGCTGCTGTATCAAAGACGATTCAAGATGAGATGCTAGATTTAATTACTAGTAGTCCTGATGGCTTTATGAGTACAGTTATTCGTGAAAAGAGTCAGTACAGAATATTTGGATATAACGTAGGATATACTAACGCTTCAGCAAAAGCTATAGCGGCTACACAGTTACAAGATGGTATGGCATTTAATGATTTACGTGGTTTTAATGTTAACGCAATAGACAGTGAATACGTAGGTCGGACAGAACTTATTTACTTTGGTGCAAGTGATGGTTACGTTTATCGCATGGAGCAAGGTAATAGCTTTGATGGAGAGAAGATACAAGCTACGTTTGCTACTCCTTATGTACCGTTAGGTGACCCTAATGTCCGTAAAACAGTATATAAAGGAATAACATACTTAGATGTAAACGGAGAGGTAGATATTAGATACTCTCTTAAATTTGACTTTGACCAACAGAATACTGTTCAACCTAATTCATTGCTTTTTTCAAACCTCGCAGCTTCATCAATATCTTATGGTGCTGGGGTTTATGGAACATCCTCATATGGGGGTAAACAGAAAGCGATATATGAATTGCAAACAATAGGTTCAGGTTTTACAGTATCTATAGTATATGAAACCATAGGGGATACAATAGACGCTGTATTTGCTATTGACGCTGCAACCCTGCAGTATACTACTAACGCTAGGAGATAATAAATGGGAACAGGCTATACAAGAAACGACACACCGAATAATATAGCTGACGGTAACGTAATTAATGCTTCAGACCTTGATGGAGAGTTTGATGCTATACAATCTGCGTTTAACGGTTCAACTGGACACTCACATGATGGAACTACAGGTGAAGGACCACAGATTGCTGCAGGAGGTATCGCAAGTAACGCTGTAACAACTGCAAAGATAGCAGACTCTAATGTTACACTTGCTAAGATGGCAGCTAACTCTATAGATAGTGACCAATATGTAGATGGTAGTATTGATACTGCTCACATAGCTGACGATGCAGTCACAAGTGCTAAACTTGACACAAACATACAAATAGCAGGTACTCTTGGTGTTACAGGTGTTCTTACAGGTTCGTCACTAGATATATCAGGTGATATAGATGTAGATGGCACAACTAACTTAGATGCAGTGGACATTGATGGTGCTGTGGACATAGCAGGAAACCTAACAGTAGATGGTGGCACAATCAAGCTAGATGGTAATTATCCAGTTGGTTCAAACAACGTGGCTTTGGGTAATACAGCAGGGGATTCTATTGTAGCTGGTGGTAACTTTAACACTCTTATAGGAGCAAATGCAGGTACAGCAATAAGTACTGGCGATAACAATGTAGCTGTAGGGTATAATTCATTATCATCACTTACTACAGGAGAAACTAATGTTGCAGTAGGTATGTCATCTTTAGCTGTAAATACTGCAAATAATAATGTTGGAGTGGGTTACCAAGCACTTTTTGACAATACTAGTGGTGCTCAAAATACAGCTATGGGTAGAGGTGCTTTAAGTAATAATACAACTGCATCTGGCAATGTTTCTATTGGCTATGCTTCTATGAACACTAACACTACTGGTTCTAATAATGTAGCAGTTGGTCAAGAAGCACTCAAGGCAAGCACCGCATCTAATTTAGTAGCTGTTGGTTATCAAGCATTAAATTCTAATACTACTGGTGGAAGTGGTGTTGCTGTAGGATATAATGCTTTAGAGGAAAATACTACAGGTGCTAGTAATACAGCACTTGGAAGACAGGCTCTACAAGAAAATACAACAGCATCTGACAACACAGCAGTAGGTTACAGGTCGTTAAATACAAACACCACAGGTACTGAAAACGTAGCTATGGGTAAAGATGCCCTTTTTACTAACAATGGCTCTTATAACGTAGGCATTGGTGAAAACTCTTTAAGTTCAAACTCTAGTGGTTCAAATAATGTTTCTGTAGGTAGAAGGGCTTTATTTAGCAACACCACAGCAAGCAATAATTCAGCACTTGGATTTCACGCATTGTATTCAAATACAACAGGAGCTAATAATACTGCTATTGGATATGCTTCAATGGCTATAAATAGTACTGGAGCAAGTAATACTGCATTAGGTGTTTCCTCATTATACAGCAACACCACAGCAGATAACAATACAGCAGTTGGGAATACTTCTTTAACTGCAAATACAACAGGTGCTTTAAATACTGCGTTAGGTTCACAAGCTCTTTTAAGTAACACGACAGCATCAAATAACACGGCTGTTGGCAGTGCCGCTTTATATTATAATACAACAGGTGCTACTAACACAGGATTAGGAAGACAAGCTTTATTTAATAATACTACAGCAAGTAATAATACAGCAGTTGGTTACACTGCTATGCTTACTAACACTGAAGGTGCTAACAATACTGCTATGGGAACACAAGCACTAAGGGGAAATACAAGTGGTGATTACAACTCTGCTTTTGGTGAAGGTGCTTTATACACTAATACTACAGGTAGTAATAATGTAGCGATGGGCAGACTGGCTTTATACTCAAATACCACAGCATCAAACAACACAGCCGTGGGTTATAATGCTTTAAGCACAAACACCACAGGGCATACTAATACAGCAG